GTGGAGAAGCAGAAGACTTGCCTTGAAGTGGCGCTCGAAAGGCTGGCAGAAAGAGCCATCAAGGAGAGCACTTACAGGGAATACCTGGGGACTCTGCGCAACTTGGGTCTTGAAGACCTCCCAGCAGAGAAGGCGACTGTTCGCTACCTCTCTAACGTGCTCAACACGGTTCTAGTGCCTGGCACTAGGCGTAAGCACGCAATCAATCTCCGCGCTTGCCTTGGGGTGAAGGTTCCTTGCCCTAGGCCAGCACAGAAGCTCTATGACCTCCCCAGCATTGAGCAAATCCATGAGGCTTTCGGTAAGAGCCTCTACAGGGGATACGCCTTCTCCATGCTCTACGCAGGATTGCGTATCGGAGAAGCGTGTGTCTCTCAGCCCATCAAGGGAAACGTCATCACGGTTGATAGGCAGAGGCTTCCTGATGGCTCTATCAGCACTCCCAAGACTGCCGGGCCTGTCTTTGTGCCTGAGTGGTTCGCAGAGGAGTACAGGGCCTTTGAGGCAACCAAGAGTCACAACACTGTCTATGTCGGCATGAGGAGAGCCGCAAAGAAAGTGGGGCTAGACATCAATCCCCACCAGCTTCGGCACAAGTTCGCCACAGAGCTAGTGAAGGCAGGAGTAAGCCCGAACGTGCTTCAGAAGCAGATGAGGCATCACGACGTTGCCGTGTCTCTGCGGTACTACGTCCAGACTCATGAGTCAGACATCAACGAAGGAGTGATGAAGGCTTTCGGTCAGCAGCCTGCCTGAGAACCGTTCTGAGGGCCTAGCAGTCTGTCTAGGTACTCAGAGGCCAACAAGACACAGAGAGAGCCCTAGGCAGTCGCCTAGGGCTTTTCTCATGCGCTCAGACCAGGCTGAACACTCACTAGCTCAAGCAAGAGGACGTAGTCAGTCACTCTGCCGTTAGAGGCAATAGAAGGGCTACAGCCTGAGACATTGAAGACGGTTGCCGTTCCGTTGTCGTTCTTCCAAAGAGTCAGACCCTTGCGATTCCTAATCCTGCCGACCCTTTGAGCAAGAGCCACAGGAGCACGGGAGTAAATCTCTAGATATTCCTTGTCAGTGTAGGTAGCTGAGAAGTCTTCAATACTTCCCCAGGGCCTTACTGAATGAGCCTTACACTTCACAAGCTGTGGACTGTTGTAGTTCCACGCCTTCACAATGCTTCCAGTCTCAGGGTCCTGTGTAGTGACTTCCGTATAAACCTCCATCGTTAGCTCATACTTCTTGACTCCTAGAAAGTTCATTCAACCCACCTTCTAGCCCAAGCTCTATCCCACTCCATCTGTCGTTCTTGCCTCCACCTTTCGGCCCGGTAGTCGAATGGCTCAGACTGGACAGTTCTACTCTTCCTCCAAGAGAGGTTAGTCAAGGCACGCTCAGCCAAAGGAGACAGCCATACGTCATGGTCTCCAATGACAGTCTTAAAGCCTCCATCCTGAGTAACACTCTCTACGTTGGCTTGTTCATAGACGCCTAGAGGGTCATCAATCATGTAAGCGCACTGATAAGCCGTAGCCTTCTTGAGCCATATACGGTCTGTTGTAGCTGTTAGAGGAATAAGCTCCTCTGGTCTACCGGCCGCCGTTTCAATGATTGCCTGAGCCTGATAGATATGCTGGTCAGTCACTGAGACTCTCGTAATGTCTAGCACTTCTCCAACTGTTACAAACATTTCTCACACTCCTTTCAAGAGAAAGAGGGCTAGGGCATAAACCCTAGCCCTCTTAGCTATTCCACGTAGGAATCAGGTAGTCGCCTCAAGGATTGCGAATGCCTCTGGACGCGCAATGCCGAAACCACGACGTGCACGAACCTTTAGAATCTTCTCGTCAGAACGGAAGTCCTCACCTACAAGAGACTCAGGACCAGAACGAACACCTAGAAGAAGGTGCTGACGGTTACCCACTACAAGGAGAGGGTTTCCAGCAGTTCCGGCCGCACCAATGGTGCCAGTAGGAGCGTCTGTAGCGGTTGCAGAGAGCTTTAGACCGTAGGAGAAGTTCACATTGAACCCGAATAGGGTTGAAGGAGTTCCCGCCAGTCCCTCTACAAAGATTGGCTGACCGTTGTTGTCAACGATGCCACGGAATACGCCCTTGAAGTAAGGGTGAGCCATTACAACAGTGTCAGCGTCATTCGCATAGTCGCCACCCTCATAGATACCTAGTACCTGAGAGAGCTTTGTGTAAGTGACTGCACCAGCAGAAGCGAGCTTCTGACCAGAGCCAGCACTCTTGTAAAGAGAGGTGAATGGAACGGTGGTTCCGTTCTCTACTCCAGTACAAGCAATGGCGGCATTGTCTAGCTTACGTGCGTAAGACACTGCCCACTCGTTCTGATAAGCAGAAACAACATCTGCAAGGGTGTCGTCTAGGTCTTCCTCCGCAATGGTGAAGGTCTTACCGAACTTCCTTGCTCGTAGAGTTACAACATCTAGGGTTGGCTCTGCATCAACGTAGTCAGTTCCCTTTGGAACAACGTCAACGCTTACCGCTCCCATACGTGGAACTTCTACGGTGTCTGAACCCATGTTGTAACGGCGTGCTACCGCTTCAACGGCTGAGTTCGCATTAACTCGTGTGATGACCTCGGAACCGTACTCCTCTGGAATCCAGGCATCTGCATTTACTCTTGCCATGTTCTTTTGTTCTCCAATTATTATGTAGTTGTGGAACAACCACAGAGGGTGGTTCCTATTTAGTTGTTATTCAGTTGTTGGTCTTGCTTAGCTATTCTTGAGTCGGGCTACAAGCTTTTCAGCGGAACTCTTCTGAGGATGAGCCTCTGTCTTGTTGGCTGCATCTGCTCCACCTGAAACCTTCTTGTCACCGGCCCCAAATAGCTCTGGAAAATCTTCCTTTAGAGATTCAAGCTGTTCTGTCAGCCCCTCAAGCTCTCCTGATTCCGTCACGGTAACCTTTGAGAAGTCGAGTACCTTAGTAGCCTTTGGATTAGTGATGCCCGCCTCTGAAAGCGTCCTCTCAGCCTTTAGGCTCACCACCATGTCTCTTAGGTTGTTTCTCTCGTTGCGGTAATGGGCTGCTTCTCCGTTTGCCTTCTTCAAAGCTGCCTGCATTGCCTTAATGTCGTTGTCTGAGACCTGAGTCTCTGTGTTCTCTTCAGCCATTGCGTTTTAGTCCTCCATCTCGGTAGTCATGTTGCTTATGCTGCTTTCTGTTCGCCTTCACCTGAGCCGTCGTCAAGGGCCTGAGTATCGGCAGGCTGCACAGGGGTTGTCTCGTTGGCTGTACGGGCCTGAGAGGCTTCCTGAGCCGCCTTACGCTCTGCGTCCCACATCTCGACTAGGGCTAGGTCATAGCCCTGTTCCAACATGGTCTGAGCGAATGGCAAGCCAGTCTGAATCTTCTTGTAAGCAATCTCCCATGATTCCTTAGTGTCGAAGGTTTCTACTGACTTCCAATGAACCTGAACATCCTCCTTGAATCCTCCTATAGCGAGAATGCCGGTAAAGACCTCTCTCCAAGTAGCTCCAAAGGAAAGCTGACGTATTCTTACCTTCTTGACTAGTGGAGCCTCAGCAACTCTTAGAGCCTCACCTGATGGGACATTGCCGGTAGGCTCGAAGTAGTGCACTGGTGTTTCTGTGATGGTTGCAAGAGCGCGAATGTAAGCCTTTAGAGGCTCAAGGAACGTCCTAGGGTCTGCTGCCTTGAACTGACCTACTTCCTTCACCCTTTGCAGCCACAGGTATTCACCAGGGTTGTTGCTTAGGTCTGTGTTTTCTACGGAGTCATCACCAAAGTCTGTGGCTTCTGTTGACGCATCATCGGCCAAGACATAGCGCTGAGGGAATCCGTGGAAGTCGTTAGCTGCCATCTGAGTAATGGCTAGCTTGTTAATCATGTCCTGAGCGCCATAAGCCAATAGGTGTTCTGGCTTGCCCTCTGGATGCTCAGTACGGAAGTGATAGACAGGAACAAAGCCAAGAGGATTGACCATGTGGCCGTTCTCGTCTGTGTACTGGTCTACAAAGGGTTCAAAGTCTGAATCCTTTGGCGTCATAGGCAGACGCTCAGCACGACTGATGTACTTCTCAATACGGTCTGGATAGTAGAGATTCACACGGGTCTTAATCCGTGGCTTATCTGAGTCACTTACTGATGCAGACCAAACCTTTGCGGCACAACGCTTTAGCCTAGGGTTCTCTTCATCGTAGAGAACTACCGTGTTCTTTGGCGTGTTGTAGTGAAGCTGGAAGCCTTCTTCAAATGGCCAAAGGACTAGGTAAGCGTCGCCATAAATCAGAGCATTCTTATGGACCTGAGCAATCTCTAGCTGTAGTTCATTGCTTGCCCATACCCTGTCGAGATAGCTGCCCGCTTCCTCAGAAATAGCAGACACAGAGGCAATCTCAAGGCGATTGTTCACCGCATTGACTGGAGTTGCAGCGAAGTTGAGTCGGAAGTGGTCGCCTGTACGCTTCAAGGCACGCTTAACAGACGTAGACGCGAATACCTCTTCTACGGCTCCTTCGTAATACTCTTGGGCAGTGTTGTAATCGTCTCTCTTGCTGAGAATCTGATTCACTGCGGTGGTTAGGTCACTCATTATCTATTCAGTTATCTCCTCTGTATTGAATTGTAAGGACTGAGCCTTCATAAAGCAAATACCAAGGGCGAGCCGGCGAGTCTATTCAATTTAATTAGAATCACCGGCTCTAACCCTTAGATATAGCTGCTTACCTTCACTGTGGCCTTGCCCTGTGGCTTTCCAAGGAAGTAGAGAACTCCAGACACAACAGCGTCTAGCACGTCGTCATTCTTGACCTTTGGGTAGGCGAACATCTGAGTCTGTAGAGCGTCAAAGTGCCCGGTATGGAAGACCTCACCCTTGCGGTAGAAGTCAAGGGCTCTAGTAGCTCTCAGTTCCTTCTTCTCTGTCTGGTGAACAGACCTGTACTTAGCTGGAATGCCGTCAAGGACTGACTTCCATACGTCTCCACCCTGGTTAGTCTCGACGTAGACCAATCCAACAGAGAAGCGCTCACACAGTTCAGTGATGTACTCCTGTAGCTCAGGACCAGGAGCAAGCCTCTTGCCTTCTGCGTGACGTACATAGACCTTTCCGTCGGTCCCACGGGACAGAACGGCAATACCTGTGTAGTCGTTGCTCTTGGCTGTCTTCACAGCAGGGTCAAGGGATAGAAGCGTATTGCCGTAGGTCTCTGACTGCCTGATGTGGATATCAGCGTCTTGCCAGTAGTCGGCACTCAGAGATACCGGGCGATTCATGTAGTTCATCGCAAAGTCTCTGGTGTGCCTGATGGAGTTAAGGAACTCAAGAGACCAGAACTCAGGCCACAGACTTACTTCTGTGCCATCAGGCTTTGTGACAACCGCAGGGAAGTAATGAACCCTGATGTTGGAGTCAATGACCCATCGATATTCAGGGTCCAGGGACTCATAGAAGGCTCTGCCGTCGTCGTCGGCCAGCTCCTGGCCGTTGTCGGCAAGGGAGTCTGTTGGAGCCTCTGAGCGGCCCTCTGAGCCTCTAACAGAACCATCCTGGACAGAGTGGCTTGAGAGGGGGTCTGAGTGGCTTACAGAGCCTTCTAGGGCCTCTCCTGAGAGGGAGTGTGGTTCAGAATAATTTGGGGGTGATGTACTTTTGAATGGGTTAGATACATGTTTTGTACTAAATATTTCATTAGACCCGTTTTCCTGGTCTGCACCTCCTGCCCTTTCTGTCCGATTTACCTCCTTTGTCTCGAACGCATGTCCGAATAGTCCGACATGCCCTATTTTTTCGTCTTTACGGGGCTCTGAAGAATTTCCCAGGATTTGAGCGTTTGGTGAGTTCTGGCTATTCCATTCCCTTTCCAATTCTCCAACAGTTCTCAATTGGTCAATGATGCTGCCTGGCATTGTGGTTGTACCGACAATGGCCACTCTGGCATAGATGTTCAAAGGGAATGCAGCTTGAAGAACAGTGCTTAGTCTCCTCTCTGCTTCTACCTTTGAGTATGTGGCTTCTGGTGGTTCGATGTCATCGAATAGCAAGAGGTCTGGTCTCTGTCTACCAACCTTCATGCCGAGCGTCTTTGCATCAATACCCTTGGCCATAAAGGTAAAGCCGTTTGCCTGCCTAATCTGAGTAGAACTCTGAGCTACGTATCTCTTGACCTGAGTACCCATCAGAGGACGGCAGAGGTCTGGAAAGTCCCTGGTCAGACGCTCATTGCTGTCTAGTTCATCCTTGAATGACTGCAAGTGGTCCTCTGCCTGAGAAGCAGAGTCAGAGAAGGCAGCAACGAACTTCACATGACCGTGAGCCGCCGCCCACATTGGTAGCAAGAGGAATAGCCATGTGCTCTTGCCTGCATTTCTAGGGGCAATGAAGCAGTCTCTTGACTGCCGGGGCTTAGTGACAGGCTGAGTCCAGGTCTTTGCATACTCGATTAGGTCAAGATGGAAAGCACTAAGAGTCTGACTGCCTGAGTCGGTAGTCAGGTGGTGCGGCATATAGATGATTGCGAATAGCAGAGGGTCATTCTTGGTAAGGGCTATGCGCCCTTCTGTTCTGCTTAGCAACTCCTTTGGGTATTGGTTGATGTATGTATTGATTTGCATGTCTTGTCTTAGTTGTCCGTTCCTCTCATGTCTTCGCTGGTCAGAGGCTTGATGTCAGAAGTTGGGAGCCAACCTCTGACTACCGGCCCTCTCTGTGTCGGCAAGGGATGAGCCCCACCAGGGATGAGGCTCTGTACGCCTCTGTGAGGGCCTAACTCAATGAGCCTGGTCTCTCAGGCCAGCGTCTTTCTCCTGAGCCGCTAGAGCGTCTTCTAGAAGCTTCTCGAAGGGGTCTGTCTCCCCTACCTCCTTCTCGGTACCTCCTCGTGACGTTGCCTTGCCCTGTAGAAGCTGCATTGTCTCGATTGCCCGCTTCATGCCTTCAATTGCCTTCTTGTAACCATCTGCGTTCAAAGAGTCATCTTCGAGAATGAATTCCCTTCCACGCGCTATGGCCTCTTGCATGGCGATTAGCAACTCTTCTGTCTGGTACCAGTCGTTAAAGGCTGCACTCTTCTGCTTTAGCTCATCAAGGGCGATAGTGACGCCATACTCCTTTGCCCACGTATTGGCTGTACTCCAGTGCTTTGGATAGCCTAGCTCCCTCATTGCCCGTGAATGTCCAATTTGAGAGGCTAGCTCCAGATATTCTTCCTTCTGGTGGGGTTCGTACTTTGGTCCTGGCATTTATTCCTTACGAATACACACGAGATACCCCATTGACCTTTTCAGCTAGTTCTAGCTTTGAGTTACTTAGCTTCTAGCTTCTAGCCAATGTCATTAGGCTTCTCGTCTATTCTTCTCCTTCCTTAGTGTTGAAGTCTCCTGCCTTGTTCATTGCTTCAAGAGACTTGTATAGGTTCTCAAGAAAAGACAGCAGCTTTGTACGTGTCATCTCTCGTGTGTTGCTATAGGTGTCTAGGTTATCTAGTACCTGTTGGGTTCTATATAGTTGTTCTGTATTCATGTTGCTCCTTCCTGCCGGGCGTTTTTAAATGACGCTAACGTCTAGGGAGAAGGTACGCAGTCCTTCAAAGTCTCTGTGCTCCTTCATTGCCTTAGTGGCGTCGTAGATTCTTTCCCACATTGGTAGGTACTCCTGTGGGCTCAGAGGCTTGGATTCCTTCTCATACAAGGAGTCGTAGAGTGCTTCTATGGCTTGCATAGCCTTGATGAGTCGTTCCTTTTGGTCTAGGTCAATCACTTGCAGTGCCGGGCGTTTTGGTGACTCTCTCTTCCTCAGAGGCACTGCCCCTGGTAGGCCTGAGAAAGTCTTGCCTGTAATGATGCCTGCAATGGTGCTTGAGCTATAGCCTTCTCGACTAGCGATAACGGCCACGCTGTCACCTTCTGCATAAGCCTCTCTGATGGACATAGCCTGTTCCTCTGTGATGCTGGTCTTTCTACCTCTTGCCAACGCTTCTCCAGTCTGTCTGTCTTAGTAGTTCAAGGAGACGTTGTAGAGCCTCTTGTGTAGTCATGGCCTCTCCTCTGCCGGGCTTTTTTTCTTCATCTCAACTAGTTATTGAGTCGCTGCAATACTGCAATAGAGAAGAACCCCACCACCTGATTTGAGGAAGCCTCTAGCGCATGTTCGAGACTCAGATGATGGGGTTCTATCACTAGGAGTCAGGAGGTGAAACCTGACAGAATGAGTGATGAATTGAAGGGATTCAATCTCACCTACTCTTTAGATTAAGGCCAGTGTCTTCAAAATGCAAATAGGGGTGCCTCTCGCCAGGCAAATGACTATATATCTTAACTAGCAGCCGGCGAGCCCCTATTAATTATCAAATAGAGAAGGCCCGATATCTCTACCGGGCCTTACTCTTACTGCGCTGATTCCTTGCCGAACCTAGCTCCGTACCATTGCTGCCTGGCCTTTTCTCGCCTGGCCTCTAGGCGTCGTTCCTTCTGCTTCCTGACTAGCTCTGTAGTCCAAGGGTAGAAGCGTCCATGCATCCAACAGAGTGCCATGATTGCCATGAATAGGTAGATGCTCATAGGTACATCCCTACCTGAGCATTCTTCTTGTTGTAGCGCTGAATGCATGTGTTGAGGGTGCTTCGCTTTACCTCAATGCCTAGGTGTCGCTCTGCTGCCTTCTGGAGTGCGTCTCTGTCGTTGTGTCCGTTCTCAAGAGCGACAGTCACCAGCTCGCTTAGTCGTGTCGTCTTGTCTAGCTCAGAGAAGATGTCGTCTAGCTCTGTCGTGTCGTCGTGCTTGTCGTCTTCTCTGTCGCCTGTCGTGTCGTGCTGTCGTGTCGCCTGTCGCTTTGGTGCGACAGCCTGTGTCGTGTCGTCCTCTGGCTTGTCGTGTCGCTTTGCCTCAATGACTTCTGGCACCAGGTCAATTGCCTGCATGTCGTTGCGGCTGTCGTCTGTGTCGTCGTTTACCGCAATGGCCTGTGTCGTGCCTGTCGCCTCTGTCGTGGCTTCCTGTCGTGCCTCAAAGCCGTTCACAGCACTGTCTAGACGACGCTTGACGACAGTCTTCAAGCCCTTGAATGTGTCGCTTGGGAAGAGAACCCATGCCAGCCTGCCGAAGATAGGAAGACGCTCTAGAACGTGACCGTTCTTGACTAGCTCCTCCTTGCCAGTCCACTTGAGTTCCATGTCCAGAAGGACACCCACGATTACCGCAGGGGCAGCAAAGAGGATTGCCCCAGGGATGCCGTATCCCAGCATCATTGCGTGATTGGCGTTCAGCCAAGCACTGACACCCACCAGACCGTATGTGATGACCTTTGGTCCTAGGCCGCTGTATGGACTTCTTGCGTAGGTGCTGGCTCGATAGCCTGCCATGATTCCAGCACCGTCAATTGCTGCACTGATTAGCACTGCGAACGCCATTGGCATTCCGTAGCTGATTCCAAGAGTGGTGAGGCTCCATGCACTTAGAAGCATCGCCACTGTCAAGATGAAGAAGAATACTCCCTTCATTACTCGTTCCGTTGTTACCTTACTCATTCTGTTGTTTATCTCCTTGTGTGTATTTGTTCCCCTTGACCTACCGGCCAAAAAAATTCCGCAAAAGATTGACCTTGCGAGGAACGAGCGGGGTCAATCTTTTCAGTTGGCGCTAGCCGACTGTTCAGCGGTCTTGCTTGTAGTCCCTCTTGTGTAGCCTGAGAGTCTTTGTCTTGGCATCGAATGACGCATAGCCAATCACTCTCAGATAATCAAAGGTGTTCTTTAGTGCGTGCCATCCTGGGTAGGTCTTACCGTCCAATCCCTCGTAATCACCAATCCCATGAATCTCGGCAAGCTGCTTAAACCAATTGATTGCATGGCTCTTGCTTGCGAAGACCTTCTCTCCTGTCTGCCAATCGACATACTCAACAAGGATGAGTGCTTCTGTCCTGCCTGCTTCTGAGAATCTGTCGTTGTCAGCCAAAATCTCTCTGCGTAGTTCCCAGCTCTTGTAAGTCATGCGCTTACACCTTCCTTCTTCTTTCTGTAACGTTCTCTCTGAGCCTTACTCTGACACTTTCCGCATCGAGACTGCTTACCGTCCGTTGAGTTGTTGTCCCTGTAATACTCTTCAAACGGCTTGTACTCCTTGCATCTCGTGCAAACCTTGCCGTTCTCATCTCGGAAAGCTCGAACAAAACCCTTGCGCTGCTTGTCATAGTTCCTTCGAGCCGCCTCTATCTGACAGTCCTTACAGACTGAGTAACTTCCTCCACCTGCTCTGTCGTAGAACTCCTCATGAGGCTTGTACTCATTGCACTTCTTGCAGACCGTGCCGTTCTCGTCTCTCTTAGCATGCTCTGCACTGAATGCAAGAGGTCTGAGCGTCTGTCCTCTCCTCTGCTGTGTGTAGTGACCTAGGCAGAGTCCCTTACATAGAAGCTTCCTGGTGCATCCCTTGAAGCTGCATGTTCTTTCCATGGTTCCTTCCTCCTTTCTCTACCGGCCGCTTCCAGCGTCCGGAGCGCTTCGCGCTAGACCTTTCCTTAAATAAAGCAAGGTAAGACCTCTCAACTTGGGCCGCTCTTGCTTTCTAATTCCTCTAGCTTTCTGTGTACTTCCCTTGTCTTCTGTTTGGTTCAATCTCACGATTGAGCTTGCTCAATCGTTGGGGTGTAGGGGCGAAGCCCCACGATTCTTCTAACTTCTTTTTCTTGTTCTGATTTTAGATACATTTCTATTCCCCCCCCATGCGTTCCCCAAGACAGCAGCTAGTGAAAGCCGCTCAATCTGTCTTGCTGCTGAGTTGTTCGTCTCTGTTCCGGATGCAGCCTCGCAGTCACACGCATGCATCCCTCATGGTCTTAGCCAGTCGCTAAGTTCTTCCTTTTGTATCCCCCTCTTGCTTGTCCCTTACTTGTGAGCTTAGAGACGTAGAGTGGTTGTCCAGTTGGTGAAGGCATGCAGGAAGAATGGGTAAAGAAGTGCATTCGACTAGCCAAACAGAGACATGACTAGAAGTTGCCTTCACCACAGCCCTTGTTCTCGCAGTTGGCCCCTGCGTACTTCTCTACCGTCGGGTTATCCCTGTGGCTAGGACACCGTTATTTCAGGTGGCGACTCTTAATCGTCCGACAGTACCGTTTCTTAAACGATTAGGGGCAAATGAAAAACCCCCCAGAAGAGGGCCTAGACTCTTCTGAGGGGTTTTATCTGACTGCTTTAAGTCTTCGTTCTCCTCAACGCTAGGCCACGTTTTCTGAACTAAGTCCAGTATAGCACATGGCCTCGTTATAAGGCAAACTCAGACTGCCCTTATCGGGCGTTTCTCTGTTACTTATAGGATAGCAGGGAGAAGGGGATTTAGTCAACTACGCGATGACCTCTCCCTTGCTTATCAGTATAGCAGATGCGGTGTTTATCAAGGCTTTTTGCCTTGCAATAGAAATAGCCAGCCGGCTGGGGGTACCTGGCTCTTTTTCTAATTCGTTAGAAGGGCCTTCTAGCCCCTCCTTGAGCCTGCTTCTGCTACTCTCTTGCTCAGTCGAGAGAAGGGGGTTAGCCAAGTGGCTACCAAAGCTGAGCCTGTTGGAAGCGAGAAGGCTGGAGAGCCTGGCGTTCAGGAAGTCACCACGAACATTCCTGGGGTAGGAGAGGTCAAGGCTTACTTTCAGGTCTCTACCGTTGATGATTTCGACGGCAAGACGACTGAGGACGTGCAGACTCTCAGGCTGACTGTTCCCCAGGAAGACACTCGGGAAGTAGTCGCCACTGATGATGAGGGCAACCCTCTCAAGAATGACGACGACACAGACAAGCTCACGACAGAGACCTACTGGCGTTACCCGACCCTTGAGATTGATTTGGGTAAGGCCAACCGTGACAAGCTCCTCAAGGCTCTTGAGCCCTTTGTGAGCAAGGCACGAGAGGCAAAGGTTCAGCCTGTCGCCACTCAGGGAAGCTTCACCGCTTCTACGGCTGGCAAGAGCCCTCATGACCTGAACGCCATTCGAGCATGGGCTAAGTCTGCGGGCCATGAAGTCGCAGATAAGGGACGCATCGCAAAGAACATCATCACGGCTTACTACAAGAACACTGGGAAGACCAACCCAGAGGAGTAA